TGACAAGGTGGGATTGTTTCGGCAGCGGCTATTGCGTTAGCTAACTTTTCATAAGCTTGTAAGTTCGTCATTCCCAAACAGTAACCACTCAAACTGCTAAACACAAATCAACGGTCTTGCGGCGACGTAGCTCCCCAAATTCCATAGCGTTGGTGAGTCTCCATTGCGTAGGTAAAACACTCGTCAACTATTGGACACGCTTTACAAATTGCCTTGGCAGTTTTGGTTGCTACCGACCTAGCTTCAGGGTCGCTAATGTCTTCGGGAAAGAAAACACTTGGGAGCTTTTGGCACTCCGGGTCGTTTATGTTTATCAGTTTCAAGAACGCCATATAGGGACTTGATAAATGTCCGTGCTTAACCATAGACTCAGCCTAGTCAACGAAGGAGAGAAATGAAGGCACATACAGTAAACAAATTCAACGACGCAACACTGGTCGGAGTGTACGAACCGGGGAGCGACGAGTGGCACGCGGCTAGGGCTAACGCTTTAGGTGGGAGCGAAATTGGAATAGCGATGGGGCTGAGTCCTTGGCAGAGTTGCTATTATCTTTGGGCCGTGAAGACTGGACAGATTGAACAGCGCCCGGTTTGGAATTGGGCAATTCGGTTTGGTCAAAAGTTCGAGGAACCAATAATGGAATTGTTGCAGGAGGAACATCCGGACTGGGAAATTTATTCAACCGGGACTTACTCAAACAACGAGCGCCCTTGGATGCACGCTAACCCCGACGGCTTGGCAAAGGTGAACGGTGAGTGGGTAATCATCGAGGTCAAGACTTCGAGAAACTATTGGGACGAAATACCACCAACCTACATACAACAAGTGCGCTATTACATGGCGGTCATGGGAGTCAAACGTGCGCTAATTGTCGGCGTTGTGAACATGGCGTGGGTGGAACATTGGGTGGAGTGGGACGACTTCGAGCAAGATGTCTTGCAAGACCAAGCGACTAGATTCTGGAAGCACGTCACTGAAGGAACGGCTCCGGACTGGGACGGCTCCGCTTCTACTTATGAGGCAGTCAGAGAAATGCACCCGGACATTACCGACGAAGAAGTCGAGGTCGACGGAATCCACAACCTGCCATTAGCGCAACAAGCTTTTGAGGCAGCGGAGGCGGAGTTCCTAAAGCAAAAGTCTCAGGTGCTTAGTGTCATGGGCAAAGCCAAGCACGCATACTTTGAACACGAGGGGCAGAAAATTCGTGTAGCCTCTAGACAAGCGCGTATGGGTGGGCGACCTTACCTAGTAGTCAACAAGAAGGGAAAATAATGCAACTGTTTTTAGGCGACGAGGTGACTCTAACCAAAGACTCGACTTTCATTACAGGCCCGGTGTCAGGGGTCGTGCTAGACGACCGCCGTGAGCTTGAGAGGGTCTACATAGAAGGCATCGACCAAGCGTTTTGGATGAGCAGAAATTGGAAGTTTGTTGAAGACCAAGAAGAAGAATGGACAGAGGAAAACTAATGGCAAATTTTGACTTGAACAATTACGAGTTAGGCGCTGACAGGCTCAAGCGTTTTTGGGCTGACCCTAGCAATTCGGATGCGCGAATCGTAACCGTCAACCACACGACCCCTGCCGACCGAAGCGTTAGCACTTGGGTTATGGAAGCACGGCTTTTCCTAACGGCAGGCGACCAAGCAGCCGACTTGCCTAAGACTACTGGCTGGGCTTTTGAGGTCGACGGCGGCGGTGGAGCTAACAAAACAAGCGCCTTGGAGAATTGTGAAAGCAGCGCAATTTTTAGGTGTCTAGCCAATTACGTTTACCCCGGTGCTAAGGAGCGACCAAGCCGCGAAGAAATGCAAAAGGTCGAGCGAGGAGTTACACCTCTTGTGCAACGAGACTTACTGAGTGAGGCTGCTAATCTAGTAGACGTGCAAACTCTCCGGATGATGTACTCACAAGCAAAGGCCGACGGATACCCAAAGGCAGTGCTGGAAGGAATCAAACTTCGTGCAGAATCTCTCGATTCAGTGGGCAAAGGTCAAAGAAATTGAACACGCCTACCTTGAAGCAGCACGCAACGGGCAGCGCGACCGGGCCGAGTTCTGGAACCGTGAACTTATCCATCACTTGTTGGTGCTAAGTGCTGCCATCCGAGATTCAAACGCAACTAGCGGAACTGACAGCGGAGAACGCGAAGGGCTTTGAAGCTCTTTACCAAGCAGAGGTCAGACTAGCCGAAGCAGAACACCTTCTCGATACTGTCGAGCAGCGTGCGTTTATCAAGCACCAAGGCACGGTTGCCGACCGGAACGCGCTGTCACGTCTTGAGGCTGCCGACGTTCGCTTACAACGGGACTTGAGGAAAGCCGAGGCTAATCGTATCAGGTTGAAAATCCGTAGTCTAGAAACGGCTATCATGGCTTCCGGCACGCAAGCCAAACTAATACAGTCAGAGCTAAGGGCTTGAAGGCTCCGGAGATTCGCAAGCTCCGGGCTAGAGATTTATGGTGCTGGCATTGTGGCGAGTCAGATAACTTGGTTCCTCATCACGTCCAGAACCGGGGAATGGGTGGCTCAAAGATTGCGGACAACTTACAGAATGTCATCCTTGTTTGTGCTGACTATAACGGCAGGATGGAAAGCGATGCAAACGTAGCATCGGAGGCGCGAGACTTTGGGCATAAGGCTTCCAAGTTCTCCGCTCCCGGACACCCAATACTTGACTACACAAGACGCACTTGGTTCACGCTCGACAAGCAAGGTGGCAAGACAGAGTGCGAGCCTCCTAGCTACCTAATCTAAGCCGTTATCAAACTGTTATCTTTTTAGACTTGTGGTTTGTTACTCGATGGTACATACTGATACCAACAACAACGAAGGAGACAAAATGAATGACTACACAGTACACGCCCACAAGGTCAAGACCGGTGAACTTCACGACTATTACCAATGCTCTGGCTGTGACCGAAGGTGGAAAGTTACGTCTAATAAAATAGGACACTCACACTCAGCCTGCCTGAAGAAGCAAGAAGAACAATACAGGGACTATCAAAGAACTTACTGCGGTGGTAAAAATTTTTAGCAAGCAGCTTGACACGCATTGTTATCTAATAGTAGAGTGACACTAACAACAACGAAGGGAAACAAAATGACCAACCTAACAACAGCAGAGACACAAATTCTAGTAGCAGTCGGGCAAGACAACGTATTCACTTACTTCGATGGTTCTGTCACCGTCAACAGCGGTATTTGGACGACGGTTTTCGCTGAAGAAATTGCATACCTACTAGGCACTAACGAGCAAGCAGCCGGAGGCCACATTACTAACCTTCACAAAAAGGGAATTATGCACACTGAGCAGACAGGCGACGGCGCTTGGAGTTGTCTTACAGAAACAGGCGTGGCTCTTATCAGCGAAATGATGGCAACAGGCAAGGTGGGGGCTTAGGCCCTCACCCGGAACGGGAGGAAAACAAAATGACCATTACACGCAAGCAACTCGAAGCCAAAGCCAAAGAGCTTGGTGTCGAACTAGACATACAACTCGGCGCTCGTCGGGGAATGTATGACAACATAGACAACTGCCTCAGTATGGATTTTCCTTACGGCAAGACTTTTGACGAACTGCATTACGTCGACTTCTATTGGCAACCTCAGTGGGAGTCAACTGCGAGCATCTATGAGTGGGCATACTATCATTTGCAAGGGCTGGGAGACTGTTGGCAACTACTAGATTGCGAAGTATGCGAAGCAGAATTGGAAAGAATAAATAAAAAACTTTGACAATGTACTTGACACGCGTTGTTATCTAATAGTAGAGTGACACTAACAACAACGAAAGGGACACAATGCAAGACTACAAAGTATTCGGAACTCTAGAAAACGGAAACACGTTTAGCTTTACCGTAACCTGCGACGCTCAAAACGGATTGAACTTAGCCAAGTCAATAGTGGCAAGGCACTTCATGGAGTGGAACCTCAAGTATTACGATGCCAAAAAAATAATCAAGACAATGTTTGTAGAGAAGGTGGGGGCTTAGGCCCTCACCCAAAACGGGAGGAAAACAAAATGCAGACAACAATAGGAACAACTCGATACTCGGAAGACGGCAAGAAGTCCGTTACCATCACGGGCAGCGCACCTGCGCGACGCGACCGTTACCACGC